ATGATAGACCTAAATATAAAGCATATACTATTAAGCAATTAGAAGAAGCTATACATAAATTTAAACCTACAGGTAAGAAACTTGCTAAGATTGTGCAAGAATTAAATAGAAAAACAAAATGATCATTGATGATTTTATACCTGAGTCTTTTAGATTAACACTAGAAAATTTAATAAACTCTAATAATTTTGAATGGCAATATGCCAAGAACTCATCTTATAGTGAATGGAATTTTGGAGATACTGTACAGCATGATGGTGTATTTCAATTATGCCATATGATAAAAAACATAGATGGTTATTTTAGTAAAGACTATGAAATATTTAAACCATTGATATATTTTTTTGAAACTAGAACAGGTTTAAAAGTTAAAGGTTTATACAAGTTAAAAGTAAACATGTTAACTCAAAGAGAGATAACAGAAAAAGCTAATAAATTAGCTACACATAAAGATGTAAGTGATAGCAACGAGTACGTATCTTTTATATACTATGTAAATGATTCCGATGGTGATACAGTAGTCTATGATGAAGAAAAGGATAAAATTGTTGATAGATGCACACCAAAAGCTAATAGATGTTTTTGGTTTAAATCTAACCAATGGCATAATGCTACACCTCCAAAAAATCATCCGACACGAATAGTAATAAATTGTGTAGTGCAAATATAGAATAATTAAATAGGAAAACAAATGGCTGAATTAAAAACGTGGTCTTATTCGAGTGCCACAACATTCGAGAAATGTCCCAAGCAATACTATCATCTGTATGTAGCTAAAGATATTAAGCAAGATCCAAACGTAGAACATTTCCTATACGGTAACGAAGTTCACAAAGCTTGTGAGTTATACGTTAAGAACGCTACTCCTTTGCCTGAGAAGTTTGATATGTTTAAGACTACCCTAGATAAGTTAATAGCAATTCCTGGTGATAAGTATTGTGAATACAAACTAGGTTTAACTAAAGACCTTGAACCCTGTGACTTCTTTGCTAAAGATGTATGGTGGCGTGGGGTTATTGACTTACTTGTTATCAACCCTGAAACTAAGTTAGCTACCTTGATCGACTATAAGACAGGCAAATCAAGCCAATATGCAGATACTAGACAGTTATCCCTATTTAGTGTAGCTATATTTAAACACTTCCCAGATATGCTAAAGATTAAGTCTGGGCTAGTATTTTTGGTCAGTAAAGAGATACTAAAAGAAGACTATACAAACGATAAACTAGATGACATGTTTGCAGAATGGAGTAAAATAGTATTACGTATAAACGGGGCTTACGAGTCGGGGGTATTTAATGCTGTCCCTAACTTTGCATGCAGGAAGTTCTGCCCTGTACAATCATGTTCACATTGGGGAAAATAATGGCAAGAGATTATCAAAAAGAAAACGAATATAAGGCACAGCCTGACCAAATTAAAAAGCGTGTAGCTAGAAATAAAGCTAGACGAATGATGATAAAAGCTGGTAAAGTATCAAAGGGTGACGGTAAAGATGTAGATCATATCGTGCCTCTAAGTAAGGGTGGTTCAAACACACCAAGCAATATGAGAATTAGAAGTAAGAGTGCGAACAGTTCGTTCTCACGAAACAGTGATGGATCGCTAAAGAGAAACGTTCCAACTAAAAAGTAATTATTCAACGCAAGGCGTGAGTGCGTAAAAACCGCGTCAGTTAACAATAAAATCCTTTTTGATGAAATAGATTTATTTTTTATGTGTTAACACTGCAGTGTGTAGACGTGTCACTACCTCTCTCGGTGGCACGTCTATTTTTATTGACTAGGAGATTGCATTGGAAGTATACAAAGATAAAGCGCTCATCGTTAACACGAAGCGCCCACAACTTATTTTAGATAAGATACCTAAAAGTAAGATATTAAAAACTTACGATAATGGTGTCACACAAGTTGTAGTAAATTGGGGGTTAGACGAAGTGCTAACCTTATCAGACATGAGGGTTAAGAACCCACCTTCACCCATAACTCGTGACTACAACTTTCCAGGTATACACACGCCCTTTGACCATCAAAGAACAACAGCAGAGTTTTTATCTGCACACAAACGTGCTTACTGTTTAAGTGAAGCAGGCACAGGCAAAACATCCGCAGTTATATGGGCGGCTGATTACCTTATGAATGTAGGTAAAGTTAGACGTATGCTTGTAGTATGCCCACTATCAATTATGCAAGCAGCATGGCAATCAGATTTTTTTAAAACAGCTATGCATAGATCTGTAGGAATTGCTCATGGCTCTGCTGAAAAAAGAAAGAAAGTATTTGCAGAAAACACAGACGTAGTTATTATTAATTACGATGGTATAGAAATTGTAGAGAAAGAAATCAAATCTGGCGGTTTTGATTTAATAGTTGTCGATGAGGCAAACTATGTCAAGACTGTCACGACACGTCGCTGGAAGTCATTAAACCGTGTGGTAACACCTAATACATGGTTATGGCTTATGACAGGAACACCCGCTGCTCAATCACCAGCTGACGCATATGGACTGGCTCGACTTGTGAACCCCGCATCCGTACCTAAATATGCAGGAACATTTAAGGATATGGTTATGCAAAAAGTTAGTCAGTTCACCTGGGTGCCTAGATTTAATGCCCAAGACATTGTATTCAAAACACTACAACCTGCCATTCGTTATACTAAAGATGAATGTTTAGATTTGCCTGATGTTTTATACACTACTCGTGAAGTTCCCTTAACTCCCCAACAAGAAAAGTATTATAAAAAGTTGAAGAGAGATATGTATATGGAAACTTCGGGTGAAGAAATTACAGTAGTTAACGCAGGCGTTATGCTCACTAAACTGTTACAAGTAAGTGCAGGTTCAATCTACTCTGATACAAGAGAGATTATAGAGTTTGATGTAAGCAATCGTATGACTGCTCTAAAAGAAATCATAGATGAAGCAAGCCACAAAGTTATAATATTTTGTCCTTTCCGCCACAGCATTGAAAAGATAATGGCAGAGTTACACAAAGACCGCATCATGTGTGAGGCTATACATGGCGATGTATCTATGCATAAACGTACCGATATATTTAAACGATTCCAAGAATCAAAAGATCCACAAGTATTAGTTATTCAACCACAAGCTGCATCACATGGCGTTACACTCCACGCAGCTAACGTAGTTGTATTTTGGTCACCTGTTATGTCTGTTGAAACTTACATACAATGTTGCGCCCGTGTTGATCGTGCGGGACAAAAAAATAAGATGACCGTGGTTCATTTACAAGGTAGTCCTGTAGAAGAAAAAATTTATAAAATGCTCCAAAACAAAATTGATACTCATACTAAATTAGTTGATTTATATAAAGAGGAGTTCAACGATGTTTGATAGAAAAGCATGGACTAAAGAATGGAGAGCCAAAAAAAGAGATCATTTACGTGAGTATCACCACAAATATTCTATAGAACATCCTGAAAAAATATTGTTGTTAAGCGCACAAAATAGATCCAAGAGAAAAGGAACTATATGCACAATACAAGAAACGGATATAACTATACCTAAAATATGCCCTGTTTTTAAAGAACCCCTAGAAAAAGAATTTAGACCTTCAGGTAAAAAAGGAGCGTCTCCATATGCAGCATCTCTTGATAGGATAGATAATACTAAAGGTTATATTAAAGGTAATATTCAAGTAATAAGCGCTAAAGCTAACACAATGAAAGGTAATGCATCACCTGAAGAGTTATTGCAATTTTCTTTTTGGGTAATTTTAACTTATGGTCATTTAATAGAGGAGTATATGCAACATGTTGATTAAATTAACAAATATAGCTAAAGGATATGAAGGTCCTATATTGCTTAATACAGAACATATTATGTCAATATTTACAGCAACGAAAGAAGTAGACGGTGCGTTTGAAACAGAGACAGTTATATATAGTGTAACTAAAGAAGGGTGGTCTGTTAAAGAGTCTGTCGCGGAAGTATATAAATTAATAAATAGTTTGACAAAGTAAATAAGTGTGCTATACTGTTATCCTTAATATTTGAAAGGAGAGTGTATGGAATTAGATGACAATAAGATAGAAAAACTTATGCAAGCATCTGTCAATATGCGTGACAAGATTGAAAATTTAGAAAAAGAAATTACGGATATTAAAGTGCAGAAAGATAAAGTTGACATGGCACTCAATGAAGCTTGTAGAACATTAAATGTAACAAGTTTAAAAACAAGTGTAGGAACATTATCAAGAACGTTAAAGACAAGATATTGGTCAAGCGATTGGCCTCAAATGTATGATTTTATTTTAGAGAAAAGATTGCCTGAATTCTTTGAAAAAAGATTAGTGCAGTCAGCTATAAAAGAATACTTGGAACAAAACCCTAACAATTCACCGCCAGGGCTACAAGCAACAAGTGAATACACAGTAAGAATAACTAAAAGTAGAGAAAATAAGGAGAATGTATGAGTACAGATATAGATGTATTTGGTAGTACCGCAGTGTCAACAGCATCGAGAAGAGATGACGGCTTTACAGCTAATATTACAGGAAGTTCTGTTACTGCTAAACGTATTTCTATACGCGGTAGTAAATTTAGATTAATGGTTAATGGTAAAGAGATTGAGAAGTCTAATCAAGA